GAGGCGTCCGAGGCGCGCGACTACAGCGACGAGACGGCGCGCGAGATCGATCTCGCCATCCGCAAGCTGGTCGAACACTTCATCGGCAGCCCGCAGATCGTCGCTCAGTTCGTTGATCAGGATGGTCAGCGAACCGATGGTTGCACCCACCAGTGCGAACTGCGGAGCAAGTCCGGCCACCGCGGTGCCGAATCCGAGAATGGAAGCAGAACCCTGGGCCAGCAGGCCCAGCAGTGCGGCGATGGCAGGCAGTGCAATGTTGGCGTTGTCGGCAACCGCACGCAAGGCAACGGCAATGCCGTTGAAAATGGCAGTCAACGCATCCGTGATGCCTGCATCACCCAGCGACAGGATCAACGCTTCCAGTGCGGAACGCGCACGCAGCAGTGCACCGTTGAAGTTGTCATCAATGATGTCTGCCGTGCGCTGCGCCACGCCTTGGCTGTTCTCCAGTTCGGCGTTCAGCCGCTGGATCCGCGGGATGTTGTTCACCAACACTTCGAACGCAGGGCCACCACGCTGGCCGAACAGTTCCAGTGCCGTGCCCGTGTCGATGCCTGCATCACGCAAGCGTTCCAGCGCGGCAACCAGTCCCACCTGGGACACGGCCACTTCATCGGTGGTCACGCCCAGGTCGCGCAGGATCTGCTGGCTGGTGCTGCTGGGCGCTTCCAGTTCCGCCAGGACCCGGCGCAGACCGGTGCCGGCCAGCGTCGCCTTCAGGCCCGCGTCGGACAGGGTGGCCAGGGCCGCGTTGGTCGTTTCCAGGGACACGCCCAGGCCGGCGGCCACGGGCGCCACGAACTTGATGCCTTCGCCCAACTGGCCCACCGTGGTGTTGGCGCTGTTGGCGGTCAGGGTCAGCACGTCCACGACCCTGGCCGTCTGGTCCGTCTCCAGACGGAAGCCACGCAGGGACGATGCCGCGATGTCGGATGCCTCACCCAGGGCCAGCCCGCCGGCCTGTGCCAGCAGCAGCGTGCCCTGTACGGACTCCAGTGCTTCCTGCACGCTGAAACCGGCACGGGACAGGTTCAGCAGGGCTTCGCCCGCGTCGCTGGCGGTGAACCGGGTGGTGGCGCCCAGTTCCTGGGCAGTCGCCCGCAGGCGTTCGAACTCATCCGCTGTGGCCCCACTCACAGCCCGCACGGTGGCCAGGGTCTGTTCGAAGCTGGCCAGGGTGCGGATGCCGCCCCGGATGGCTGCGGTGGCGCCAGCAAGCGCCAGGGCCCGCCGCAGGGTGTCGCCCAGGGCGCTGGCGCGGCGCTGGGTGGTCTCCAGTTCCCGACGTACGGGTGCCAACTGGCCAATGGCCCGTTGGTTCGCCACCACCACGTCAATGCGGAACTCTACCACTTGCCGGCCTTCTTACCTTTCGGGCGTGTCGTTTCGGTGTTTCGGTTGTTGTCGCGTTGCCACTCCAGCCACGCTTCGTCTAGCTCCCGGATCACGATTTCCAGGACCCTCAGCATACCGTCATCCAGCGAATGACGACACCCGTAATGGATGATGCTGGACCACGGGATGGGGCCCAGCACCTGCCCGTATGCACGCTCCGTGGACAGTTCCCAGAACGCGCCCAGGAAGAAGTCGTCTTCCGGGTACTTGGCAGGCTCCTCTGCGAACCAGGATGGGTTGCCGCCTGTGCTGCGCTGGTACTGCCCGGATTCGACGGCCCAGCCGTCCCGGGCGTACCTTAGCTCCCAGCGCAGACGGTCCTTCAGTTTCCCGCCAGTTCGCGGGCCTGTTCGTCCGTCGGGTCTTCCGGGTCCATGCCGTCGTCCGCTTCTTCGGTGAAGTTGGACGGGTTGGAACAGAACCGGGTGATGATCTGGAACAGGTGGTCCGGCAGCACCTTCAGCAGTTCCAGGCAGTTGGACCGCGTGAACGGCACCGGTTCGTTCTCATCGTCCAGGATGCCTTCCCATCCCTTGATGATGAACCGGGCATAGTTCTGAATGTCGTCCTGGTGGGACTGCTCCAGCATTTCCGCGGTGATGGCACCGGCACCGCGCTGCACCTGTCGGGCCCGCGTGGTCGCGGCCTTCAGCACAGCATTCTGGTATCCGGTGTTGCCCTTGCCGGCGTACGAAACGATCAGCTTGGCGTCGGGGGTGATCTCCGGCATGGGCAGCGAAACAGTTCGCTGCGCCGGGTCCAGCTTCTTCAGATAGTCAAACATGATGGGGGTGCGGGTCAGTCGTTGGATCAGGCGTACGGAACGCCCGACAGGATGGAAATGCCCAGGGACACATCCGGGATCGTGCCATCGGGATCGTTGAACGCAAGTCCCGTGATGTTGACCAGCACGCTGGCATCAACGGGGAACTCACGGTCACCGCCACCGAAGGTCAAGCTGGGCAGGTCGATGCCGATGGCGCCGTCCTGGTTGCGCAGGATGGCTTTGAAGGTCACCGTGGTGTTATTCTTGATCGCGTTCACGATTTCCTTGCGGGTGAACAGCATCTGGCCTTCCAGGTTGACTTCGAACAGGCCCGTGTTGACGAACTGCGCGCCAAGCGTTCCCACGCACTTCTCCGGGGACACGTTGTTGCCCAGGGTCAGGGTCAGGGACTTGAAGCACACGTCCGATGCACTGGACACCACGTCGGTGGTCAGGCTCAACACGTCGCTGGACGTGTTCAACGCAGTGGTGCGGATGGGATCCACAGCACTGGCTGCGCCGGACTTCCGGGTGGGCGTGATGTCATCGCTGTTGGTGCCGATGAAGCCCCACGATGCGGTGGCCTTCTCGGTCAGCGGGATGTTCAGCGCCAGTTCGTTGGCGAAGTTGCCCACCGCGTACTCGTACTCATCCGTGCCCGCACCACCCAGGTCAGGGTAGGTGGCTTCGAACTGGTACGAACGCTCCAGGTACCGCGAATCGTTGCTGTCCGCGGTCGTGGCGACGTTGCGCAGGAACCGGCCGAACAGGACATCGGCCACACCATCACTGGTGTTGTTGGCAGTGCTGTCCAGGGCGTCGCCCAGCTTGTCCAGGGTCAGCACGTTGCTGGCGACGGACTGCACGCGGGCGTAACCGAACGTGTCGTCTGCCGCAGCATCGGACAGTGCGTTCTGCACGGTGCCATCCGCGGCGGCACTGCCAATGTGGATGATCATGCCGGCCCGGACACCCAGGGTGGCCCAATCGGACACGTCGGCTGCACTGGTCAGCGTGGCCACGCCACCGGACGGTGCGCCCAGGGTCAGGTCACCGTCGGTCACGCGCACACCGCACACTTCGACAACCGCGCCGGCCGGGGCCGTCTCGGTGGTCAGGTTGGTGGACACGCTGATGCCGGTATCACTGCCCGCAGGAACCGCGGCAATCGGGTGAATGCCGTTGTTCACGCTGTTGGCGTAGCCACGTGCGTACAGCAGGCTGATGGCGCCCGAAGCACTGTACGTCAGCTTGTCCCGAAGGGTGGTGCCGTTCGTGGTGGCGTCGAAGTCACCGCTGGCCAAGTCGAACGTGTCCGCGGTCGTGTCGGTATCGAGCGCGGCGCCGTTGATCTTGTCCGTGGTAAGGTCGAACTCCACGTTTGCGAACTCAGCGAACACGAACCCTTCCGCGAAGTCTTCGAAGGCGTCCAGGGTCAGGTCAGCTTCGAACTCTGCGGTGGAATCCAGGTCCGTAACGGTTCCCTTGCGCCGGCCCCGAATGGGACTGATGGGGCGCCGTTCGGTGGTGGTGATGGACGCGCCGTACGCGCCAATGCTGTTCGGCTCCAGTGTCCGCCAGGACGGGGAGCCCGGCAGCGTGCCGATGCTGCTTTCGACGGCGTATGCAAGGCCGACGTTGTTGGTCAGAACGCGAGACATAAGGTCAGGCTCCTATCGGGTTTCGGTGTAAGTGAACAACGCTTCGACGTTGATCTGGTACCAGCCGTCGTCTGGGCCAATCTCCCGGACGATGGCTGCGGTGAATCTGATGGCTTCGGGGGCGAGCGTTTTGCCTTCGAAGATGTCCCTGGCTATCGTAGCTAGATTGTCCGCGCCTGCACGCCCCGCGTTCAAGGGGGCGAAGCACTGGATGAACACGGACCCGCTGGACTCCCAGTGGTCCTTCCCCAGACAGTCCTTCACCCGGCCGTTGTGCCGGACGGTCAGACGGGCCCAGTTGCCGTTGACCGGCGGGAAGGGTTCGTCCGACCGGCGCACGTTGTTGTCGAACTCATACGGGGACGTGGCGCCCCACCCGGTGGCGAACGTCTGGTAGATGCGTTCGTTGGCTTCGTTCAGCGTGGCAGCCATGTTACACCCCCAGGCCCCCGGCCAAGTCCGTCGTGATGGCCTTCTGGATGGCCCGCTGCACGAACCCCCTGGGCTGCTGCTTGCTGCTGCCTTCGTTCAATCGAAGGATGTACGGCACGTTGTTGCTGATGTAGATGTTGCCCCGGGACAGGCTGTAGCTGAACAGGCTGGCGGTGCCGCCGTCCTGCGGTCCCGTGGGCACGTTGCCGGCTTCCGCCTGCTCCCGCGTCCCAGCCGTCCCCGTGAAGGGTTCCGAAATCCGCGGGACCCAGTTGGCCCG